GTCCATGTACTGCTTTTTGTTTCCGACTAGCTGTCGATAGATCCAATCTTGAATCTTGAACTCGCTCATTTCTCCTGAGTAAAGGAAGGATGGAACACGTTTTTCTATGCAATGCGCTATTATCTGGCTAATGAAGGTTGTCTTGCCCTCCCCATTCCTGCCAAAGACTACTGTAAGATCTCCCTCTTTCCAATCTTCAACGTATGAGTCGTAACCCAAGAACCCTGTCTCTATTCCCCCTAAGATAGTTGGCTTATATAAAATACGGCTTGTGTCCTTGATTCCCTCAGGCATTTCGTTTATTACATTGTTGATTAGCTCAAGCACTTTCTCCGGTCCGTAGGTGTACAAGACTTCGTTTGCGTCTTTCCCTTTTGGCAAGTCACTATAGAAGGTTTTGACATTCTCTAGTTTTTGCTTGATCTTCTCGGCAAACTCTAACCCTGGCTTGTCGTTGTCGGCCCATACGATGATCTCTCTGCCTTTTAACCACTCCCAGCAGGTATTTATCCATGTTAGGTTATTTGCTCCGCTTGGTGCGCTTACTACGTTTGTATAACCGCTTTGCCATACTGCCATTGCGTCCGGCTGCCCCTCTGTAATTACTAGAGGTTTTTTAAACGATTCCGGCAGAGTATGGTCCATCCCCCATAAAATAGGCTCGGTCCCTTTTTCACAACCACCCTTAAATCCTTTGCTTTTGATTTCCCTGTACGTGACATGGGTGAGCGCAGTATTTTGTTCCTTGTGGTATGGAAAAACATAAACGTTTGATCCGTTCCAGCTTGCTTCCTTTATTCCCCAATCATCCAAGGTTTGCTTTGTGATCTTTCTTACTTCCATTAAGTCAATTGCTTCCTGTGATAATGGCCTTGTTTCAATAACTGGTATATTGTAAGACTTTTTAGCTGCAATCCCTGTTGGCTCGAATAGCCTTGTTTCTCCTGTTAGATCCATCACTTTCTCCTTTGCTTGCACAAAACTCAGGTATTCAAAGTCTGCATAGTATTTGTAAATGTCTATCTGTCCACCGCAAGCATGACAACGCCACATCATCCCATTGTTAAACCAACTCATTGAGGGCTTCTTATCATCATGCAGAGGGCATTTCGCCATGCCAGAATGATTAGGGTTAAGGTTTAATCCTGCTGATATGATCTCTTTTGCTCTTTGCCCTAGTAACTCCTTAAGGTCCTTAGCATCCATCTACATATCATCTCTCCTTATTCCAGCACTCTCTCCCTCTGTTACGCCTAGTCTTCCTTTGGGCTTTTCGCGTTGCTTAAGGTTCTTGTTCCACTTAATGCAGTTCTTAAAGGAATTGTTTATTTGCGACCTTGGGCTACTATCCTTCTTTATTGGATGATCAGTCTTGTATACTGCCCAATCCTTTATTGCTTCTAATGTGCTTACTGTTGGGAC